TACTTAAATACATATTTATTTCCGTTGTCCTGATATCCTGAGTACTCTCCTATTCCTTCTGAGTTGCCTATCAAGAGAGTGCCATCTGTTTTTCTTTCGTAAGCCTTAAACAGCGAGGAGTCCCATACGGTTGTTCTGTATGCGTTGTTTTCAAGCCTTCCCTTCAGGTCAAAACAAAACGTCTTGTTCTGGTCGGGGAACGTAATTAAGTAAAAGGCGTGTTCTGGACTATACACAGACGAAGTAGGCCCTGTGCGTAATTCTAGAGATTCAATTATGTCGTTCTTTACGTTAGCACTTAAGTCTGATATAGGTAACGACTTTTCTGTTATTGTTCGGCCCAGACTACGCAGACCATCGTCAGACATAAATAAAACGTCTGTTCCTATGTGTTGTATTGAGTTTCTACAAATGCACCCAACTCCAGCGACTGTATCAGCCAAAGACATGGTAGCAGGGATAGCAGCATTAGCATACACAATAATGCTATGCTCACCAAATATAACTAACATTCCGTTGTGTGCCGCAAGTCCTTTAATCTCATCGTAGCCATCAGGCCACACTTTAGAAACATTAATAGACCCGCTTGTACCTCCAGTAAAATCGTTGCCCACAAGCAAATCAGAGAAGTAAACTACCTGACTGTTGCTGTCGCTATCGGCAATCCAGAGCCGCCCGTAAGCAGCTACGGCCTCGTGACACTTAAGAGTAGCGTCTGTAGCAGAGTCTGAGTTAACTGCCTGAAAAGTCTTAAGAGTAGGACTTCCAGCGTTGTAGTCGTAAACCAGAGGGTCGTAACCACGCTGGAAAAAGTAGGCTTTGTCGTTAAAGTTTACAATCTTCCAGTTATCGTCTGAAATTGAGTATGCAGCTTGACTAGCGCCTACAGTTACAGACACTTCAGTAAGCGTTGTCGTTCCTGACATAATCTTGTTGTTGCCTGTGCTTAACACAGTCTCGCTAACAGAACCAGCGTCACTATAGTAAAAATGTATTTTGTTGATGTGGTCTACACCAAGCGCTGTTTTGTTTGTTGTCGTTACGCTGACACCTTTACGCGCAGCAATACGACCACGCTTGTCAATCACAGCGTTTTCAGCTATGTCAGCAAACGAGTAATCTTGTGCAATCGGAGAGTCCTCGGTGTTGATTCCTTTGAATCCCGGCGCAAGTAGATTAATGCTTTGTAGTGGTTGTGCCATGCACTAGTCTCCTTAAGGAGTGTACCAAATAACTTCTTCTGGGTGCTTCTGAGCGTCTAGAGCAATCGCGTCTGACAAATAGCGGTCAGCAACTCCAAAGTACTCTTGCGCTGATGTTCCACCAGTTTCGCCACGCTCACGCGCAAGCAGTGCAACAGCCATGTGAATAACAGGCATCGCAGGAATACTTAGTTCGTCTGCGTTGCTAGTTAAGTCACCCTGTCTCTGAATGACGTTAAATCTAAGAGTGTACGCAGCGTCGGGCTTTGGGTAAACTTCTATCTGTGTGTCTCCATTACCGTCTACTCCATTAAATACGTAGTACCTAGGAGAACCCGACTGAGGCGTGTCTAACATATATTTTTGATCGAACCACAGTGGAGTTTGGTATTCTAGGTTCCAATCGTTTGTGTCGTTATAAGCGTGTAGGATTTTACCACGATTAGCAGAACCAACAAGAATGTAGCTGAAAGTGTCTGCTACAGTATCTACAGACAGCGTAGTACGCAGCGCTGACCAATCCCAAGCATCCTCTACCAGCCTTTTAGCATCGTTGATAAAGTCACCCACCATTTTAGAATAAGTGGTGTCTTGTACGTTATCCACCTCATTTTCACGTATACGTCTAAGCACGTTGTTCATTAAATTTAAATAGGTCATCATTAAATGTATCCTTCAAACAAAGACTCTACAATCCCTGCGTCTTGGGTTGGTAACTGAGGCTGTTGTAGTGATGCGTAGTACTGTGCTAAAAAGTTTTCAACAGGAAACTCTTGTCGCCCAACTAGCGGAAAGTTTCCTACTACTCCTGCAGAAAAACCTCTAGGCTGTGCTGGAGAAAAACTGGCGCTTCTTTTCGGTCTTCCGCTTACTCCCGGGAGTTTTCCTCCAACGTCTCCTCCCGGTAATGTCGGAGGCAACTCTGGAGGCAACTCTGGAGGCAACTCTGGAGGCAACTCGTCATCAGGCAACAAAAGGTCTGAAACAAACTCTTCATCAGTTACTGAGTCTGTTAACAAATCCGAATCATCGGGCAGACCGCCCAAAATTCCCTCAATAATGGCGTCCCCTAACGTTGTTTCTCCGTCAGGCATCATGACTTCTTCAGGGTCAACGCCTTGCTCAACTAGGTTTAGCCTTATTTCCTCATCAGACAAACCAGCCTCGTAACCGTCCTGAATACCTTTTATAATTTGGAAGTACGGTATGTAGCTTGAAGTTCCGTCAGATTCTTGAAGCTCATAAAACTGCTGTGACCAATCAGGACCAGTAGAGTATTTGTCTTTTTCCCAAAACACCTGTCCAATAACTTCAGAGTCACCGCGAGGATCGTCGCTAAACGTATAGGTTTCATCAATTGGCCCATAAATTATTACATCTTTTGCGGCATCTAGATTATTGGGGTCGTTTGGATCAAATCCATGCTCATTTATAAACTGCGTTCTGGAGGCTGAGTCAAGACCATTATTTACAAAGTTGACAAACTTCTGTACACCGGGAACGTTGTCCTTAACCCCTTCCCAAGCCTTACCAAGTATAGTTATCTCTTGCTCTGTGTAGCCAGAAACAAAACCATCTACTGATTGTCCGTTAATTGTCGCTGTGTATACAGCACTAGGGTCCATGCCCATTTCTATAATTTCAACGTCTGTGTAAGTTTTTCCATCCGGTCCTATAAATACAGATGGTAAATATTCTGCTCCCCCTAAAAGATTAGTAAGCCAGCGCGTGTCAACAGCATTTAAACCCGGAATCAGCCCTCCTTCTCCAACTAAACCAGCTAGGTCGCTAACGCCTGTTCCAGACATAGCCATTGCCGCTTCATAAAGAGCATCACCAAGCAGCGGGTCCAGCCCTAGTTGCTCTCTTTCATACGCAATCTGCTCCATGCGAGAGCCTACATCAAACTGGGTTGCGTCTTGATACAGGTCTTTAAGGATGTTGATGATGCCGCCCTGAAGCCCAGCCAGTGCCACATCCTTAAGGTCAAACCCTGATCCTGTTATCGCACTAGATATAGCAGAATTAGTAGCGCCACTAAGTACACCAGCAAGGGCACTGTCGGGCACAAAATTTAGGCCTTTGATGAGCATCCCACCGGGGCTAACGCCAGCCATAATTCCACTAGCAGCCACGGATCTTGGATCAATAGACCCAGTGAGCGCAGCCTGCGTTAGTGCGTTAGAAGTAGCCGCAGCAGCCCCCTTGCCTATAGCGCCACCCAAGCCCGCACCTGTCAGACCCGCAGCACTAAACGCCCCTGCTGTTACTCCAGTTAACATGGCCCCTAAGATAAGGGCGTTTGTGTTAATGCTGTCATCAATTTTTACGGTCTTAACAAAAGATGAGCCATTCCACTCAAACTTGTCGCCATCACTGTTGTAACGAACAAAGTCTTCACCAGTGTACTTAGAGTACAGGCTGTTTAAAACTTCGGCCTGACCTGCGTATGCGTCAGTAGCTAAATCAACTCCCCTGCCTATAACCGACTGTTCAAAGGCGCGATCATCCATGTCGCTTTCAAACTCAGACATCATGCCTTGGTCTACGAGAGCAACTCCCGTATCCCACCAATCTGACTTTAGTTGTCCAGAGTCAATGAGATCCTGACGCTCATTCATGTACGCGAAATAATTGTCAAAAGATCCAAACGCCTTTCTCAACTGTCCGTTATCTTCAGCGTTAAACCGTTCTTTTAGTTCTGATTCAGTTACCTGTGTAGAAAAGTTGTTCCAATACAGGTTATGTGCATCGCCTTTTTCACGCTGATTCGTATAATCGTATAAACGTTCGTCAGCCATCTACTTTTTCCCCTTCAACGCGAGCAGCTTA